ATAATCATTCATCACATCGTTGTCGCACGCTGTGCTCGTGTGAGTAGGTCTCAGGACCGCACGTATAATCGTGCTACCTACAACAGTAGCTGAAGGAATAGGGGCCAATATAAAAGTAGCCGAGCTCTGCTGAATGAAGTATTCGGGCACACCAGAGTCTTCGCGCCACTTTGGTAATCTCTGCTCAAGCAGCGTGGTCGTCGTTGGCTCTAGGTCTTTACCTTGGTGCGTAACCCAAAGGATCTTGCGGACAGATGTCCCTGATGGTGGCTCAAGGTCATATTCGAAGATATTTGCAACTGTGGTGGCAGGGTCTAACTCTGCCTGGTAGACACTGGCGCGTTCACAAAGCTCGACAACCGCTGCTCGGATATTATTTTCGATCAGTGTGTCGGGGCAACCTGGAACCATAGGAAGTATTTCAGGGAGTAGCGCCTCGTAAGAAATCGCCATGCTTTATACCATCTGTGGTTGTTGCGCTGACCTGCGTTCGATGTTCGGGTTATTGACTGCGTCAATTTGACCTTTGCCCGTTACAGAAGCAGTAAATAGCTGGAAATGGCTGGAAGCGCGTTGCTGATTACCTGCGTATTCAGCGTCTTTCATGTAAGCCATATACAACACGTAGTTCAAAACAGCATTAGCGAATATATCGGGAATCGCTAAATTGCCTGACTGCGAAACAGCGGTTGGATTAGAGCTGTAAACAATCTCCAAGTAAGCATTACCACTAACACCAGGATACACGTAGAAGTTTCTTGGGTTTTGCTCTTCGTACACGTAGTGCTTAACGATATTAGTGTGCGCTGCATCTCCAGATACAGACGGGTCGTGCCAGTCTGGGGTTTGTCCGTTAAGGACTTCAATGTCTACGAGGCGAACAGATCTCTTACCGGTGCCGTTAGAGACAGCAGACATGTTGCGGATCACCTTGAGCAAGCGGTTACCGCCTGTAGGTATGTCCTGCTTCGTGCCGTCGACTAGAGCAATAGTCTCGTTAGTCGCACTAGCGTCTGGCTTCAGTAAAGCAATCTCACGCTGTGCGTCGTTAATCCACAAAACCAATTCGCCAACAACCGGCCATCTGACGCCAGTAGTGTCTTGTAGTACTGTCTGTGCTCTATCAATGACGCTTTGAACTGTTACTGACATCGTGTTTTACCTATGAGTTAAGTATTGATTCCCAAGCGGCTTCTCGGGCATCTGTATCAACCGTTCTACCTAGCGCTTTATTAACCGCTGCTGCTTTCGGGTAGCCATCGGTTTTAAAATTCTTTGGGTCACCCTCATCCATCATCTTCTCGAGGCAGGTGACTAAGTCTTCATCCGGTTGTACTTGTTCAAGTACTACTACTTCTTCGAACTCAGCGATTTCGGCTGACTCTTCTTCGACATACTTGTCGTTGTATTCTTTTGCGCCCATCTGGATCGCTAATAAGCCGATCTCTTCGGCAATTTCTCGTGGCACACCTGCTTCAAACAACACTGCTGTACCGCCGAGGGTGGTGACTCTTAAAGGTTCACTGCTAACAATCTTCATGATTAGTTCCTGTGTATTTAATAGGGTTTTTTAATATTGGGTTTGGGCTTAGTAACGCCTTTTGCCGCGCGCCTTTTTTCGTTAAGGTACTGCGTCAGAGTCTGTCCCTTCTTCAAATCAGTCTTGAGCACAGCCGCTTTCTTCTTACCATCTCTACCAATATAGTTCGCGAAGCCAGCCTTCTTCGCAGCGGCGGCAGACTTGTAGTCTTTCCAGGTAGCGCGCTTTGGTGCTGCTTGGTTTGACTTAGCCCTTGACGGTGCCTTTGGCACGCTAGTCGTAGCTTTAGCTGCTGCAGTTTTTGTCTTATTGGCAGAAGTAGTAACTCTTTGGTTGTTGTCGAGTTTCTTCGCAGCGTTGTTAGTTTTTCTAAGGTTTACACCAGCGCCGACAGTTTTTTTGTCTTGCGCTTTAAAATTACCAGTTGATACTTTTGGCTTGGGCTTTTTAGTTTTAGCCACTTGAGCTGCACGAGCTGCAGCCATCTTTTTAACGCGTTCTGCGCCAGCTGCAGCTTCTTTCTTTC